GCTCACAACAAGTACAGAAAACAATAAGACAACATGAACGAAAAGATTATCAATATAAATGTAAAGATCAACCGATGTGTGCAGTATGCTCACCGTTACAGTGTCGTGCAAGACAATACGGTATCGGTAATTCATTTGAACATCAAGTAAGTGATTTAACAAAGTATGAAAGTGATGAATCAACATGGTTCTTAAATATAGATGGTAGACGATTAAAACTATCAACAGATCAACTGTACGACCAACACAAATTTAGGAAAGCTTGTCTAAATGAAATCAACATGATGCCTAATATAATGAGACCAAATGATTGGGACACGCGAATACAAACACTATTAGAAGTTGTGGAAGTAATACAGATGCCTCATGAGATTACAAAGACAGGTAGATTTGAAAGTTTACTAGAAAGATTCTTAGAGGATCAAGGTGAAGCAGAGCACATCGATGAGATAGAAATAGGTAAAGCGTTGTTTGAAGAACGCAAGTATGTAGAAAAGGTCAAGGAAAACGGAGCAGAAAAAGAAGTAGAAGTAAACAAGATGACAGCGTATTTTAAATCAGATTGGTTACAGAAGTTTTTAAAGAAGAATGATTTTAAAGATTTTAGTTCTACAGAGATGATGGCTCACATTAGAAATAAATTAGGTGGCGGCGATGGTCGCCGTAAGATAAAAGGTAAGACAGCTTATCTTTGGTATCTGCCTTGGCAAAGAAAGAATCAAGATGAATTACGGACACCGGACATGGGAGAGGAGACACCGTTTTGAGAAACATTATATTTGGACCGCCCGGAACAGGTAAGACAACACACTTACTACGCATAGTAGAAAAAGAGTTGAAAGAAAACAAGGTGCCGCCGAACAAGATTGCTTATCTTGCATTTACAAATCAAGCGGCAGATGAAGCGCTATCTCGTGCTGTCTCACAATTAAATTATAGTATTAAAGACTTCATGAACTTTAGAACATTGCATAGTCTTGCATATAGAGAGTTACACTTGCGTGAAGAAAACATTATGAGTGATGAAGATTATAAAAACTTATCTAACAAGTTACAAATCAAACTAAGTAATCCTAATAATAATATTAAGAAGTATGGTGCTGGTTTTCCAGACGATGTGTTTATGCAAGTTATAGACGGTGCAAAGATAAGAGGACTTACACCAGATAATTATTTTAATGATCCTAGCATAGGACATTTAGAAGGCGGCTTAACTAAATTAAATTACATTGATGATGCATTAAAGAAGTACAAGCAAGCAAGAAATAAGTATGACATGACCGATATGATTGTAGACTTCAACAAGAAGCATTATGATCTCATGCCTAAGTTCGACGTGGTAATAGTAGATGAAGCACAGGATTTAAGTTGGTTGCAATGGAAGATGATAGAAAGAATTATTAGTAGTGCAAAGCGTGTGTATATAGCGGGTGACGATGACCAAGCGATATATTTGTGGGCTGGAGCAAGGCCGGAATTCCTTATAAATATGGAGGGATCTAGAACGATTCTAAATAAGTCTTATCGTTTACCACGGCTAATTCATGCAAAGGCAAACAAACTAATTAAACGAATAGAAGATAGAGTAGATAAAGAGTGGACATCTAGAGATGACCACGGTGAAATAAATATCTATCCTGCTGAACGACTAAGTAATCTAAAGCAAGGTGATTGGTTAGTATTAGCAAGAGATAGATATAGACTTACAAAGTTAGAAGAAGATTTAAGAATGTATGGTTATTATTTTGAGCGTGATGATGAAACATCCATTAGTGATAGAGTGCGCAGAGCAATTATTAGTTGGGAAGATTTACGCCGCGGTAAAGCCATTGATCTAAAATCTGTTCGTAGTTGTTATGTGTATATACAAACAGGTGAAGGCGTTGCAAAAGAATTCAAAGGTATGCGTAATGTCGATCCAGATAAACTTTACACATACGACACATTATCGACACAGTATGGATTAAAAGTATCGAAGGACAAGCCATGGTTCGAAGCATTAAAAAATATTCCAATAACAAAATCAATTTACATACGAGCTGTGTTACGTCGCGGTGAAAATATTAGAAAGCAACCGCGAATAAAATTATCGACCATACATGGATCTAAAGGTGGCGAAGCAGACAATGTTATGTTATTAACAGATTTGACTCGCAAAGCTGATGCAGAGTATTGGCGGCAACGAGATCAAGAAAGACGTGTGTTCTATGTGGGAATGACGCGTGCAAGAAATACGTTAAACATTGTTCGATCTCAATCGGACAGAGAATTTTCGGAGGTGTTTTAATGCCGTTTGACATACACACTGCGCTCAAGCAGTTAGACGTTACGTTGAAACAAGTAAAGAAAACTAGAGCACAACTTCCTAAACTTAACCGTGAGAAGGTTGATCAAGAACTAAAAATACTTTTACTTGACTTACAACTATTACAACAAGATTTAATTTACATGAGAGACCATGGCAAAAAAGAAATACAAAAAGACTAGTGAATATTTAGATATTGCTACTAAGATTGTAACAGGTCAGAGGCAATACGATTACGGTGACAAGTATCAAAACCATCAAAACATATCAGAGCTTTGGAGTTCTTATCTAGGTGCAAAGGTATCAGCACATGACGTAGCTATTTGCATGTTACTTGTAAAGGTAGCGCGTCTCAAGAATAGAAAGACAGAAGATTGTTATATAGATATGGCTGGGTACGCCGCCATAGCTGGAGAGATACACGAGCAAGAAGATGACGCAGATTCCCCTTTTTCAACCGCCGAGTGAATGGACACCGCCAGAGCGGTTACCAGATTTATCTGACGCTAAAGAAATAGCTATCGACTTAGAGACATACGATCCTAATATAAAAGATACAGGGCCCGGTTGGGCAGTTGATAATGGCTATATAGCTGGTGTCGCGATTGCTGTGGAGGGCTGGAA